AAGTAAGTATTGACTTAAGTTAGCTGTAGAAATAATTAGCTTGTGTTTTACTACACCTAAAAGGCAGGGTGGGTCAAAAATCGAGATGATGCTATTGCTAGTGGTCTTTCCCTAGCATTATTTTTTAAAAAAGCTTTTCAAAATTATTTTTTTACTGTAAAGGTAAAATATGGTTGCTAAGAAACATCAGAATCCTAAAGGTGGTTTGAATGAAGCTGGTCGTCAGCATTTCAAACGTACAGAGGGTAGTAATTTAAAACGACCTGTAAAGTCTGGTACGAATCCACGCAGAGTTTCTTTTGCTGCTAGGTTTGCTGGTATGAAAGGTCCAATGAAAGATTCAAAGGGTCGACCAACTAGAAAAGCTTTAGCATTAAAGGCTTGGGGTTTTGGTAGTGTTGAAGCAGCTAGAAACTTTGCCAATCGTCACAAGAAGAAAGGATAGTGCCATGCCATCACATTATGGAATGAACAATAAAAAGAAGAATAAAAAAACTGCTACAAAAAAAACTAATGGCAAGAAGCTGACAAAGAAACAAATGTCATTACCTCCTTCTCTTAGAAAAAAGATTATGAGGTCTATGTAACTTGGCTAAGAGTACAGTAAACAAAGCTGGCAATTATACCAAACCAACCATGCGTAAAAATTTATTCAATAGAATAAAAGCTGGGACAAAAGGTGGTAAAGCTGGTCAATGGTCTGCACGAAAAGCGCAGATGCTTGCTAAACAATACAAAGCCAAAGGTGGTGGTTATAGATGAAGAAGCCACAACAATCTTTAAAAAATTGGGGTAAACAAAAGTGGCGCACTTCTGATGGCAAACCATCTAAAGGCAAGAAAAGATATTTACCAGATGCAGCTTGGAAAGCTTTATCTGCTTCTGAGAAAGCAGCAACTAACAGAGCCAAAGCTAAAGGTAATCGAAAAGGTAGACAACACGTAAAGCAACCAAAAGATATTGCAAAGAAAACAGCACGGTATAGATAATGGCTTGGTTACATAAACTATCTATTGAAGAAAGAAACATCTTACGTATTGTTGTAAAGAATGTTCACATGAAACATTTTCCAAAAGACTTTATTAATGACTATGAAGCTGACAAACTTATATCTTCCCTAGCTCCTGCAACTTTAGATAAGCTGTCAAAAATAGGTAAGGACTATAAGGTTGATAGAATTTAAATATAAACCAGATGGTCAGGTATTAAAAACATTTCTTAAAGATGATACATTCTTTCGAGGGATAAGAGGTCCAGTTGGAAGTGGTAAGTCTGTTGCTTGTTGCATAGAAGTATTTCGCAGAGCTATTATTCAAAAGCCAAACAAAGATGGCATACGTAAAAGTCGTTGGGCTATTATAAGAAATACAAATCCACAGTTAAGAACAACAACAATTAAAACTTGGCTTGATTGGTTTCCAGAAAATGAATGGGGTAAGTTTTTTTGGTCAGTTCCTTTTACACATCATATCCAAAAGGCAGATTTAGATTTAGAGGTTCTTTTCTTAGCTCTTGACCGACCAGAAGATGTAAAGAAATTATTGTCTTTGGAATTAACTGGTATATGGATTAACGAAGCAAGAGAAGTTCCCAAGAGTATTATTGATGCGTGTACTATGAGAGTAGGTCGTTACCCATCTATGAGAGAGGGTGGACCAAGTTGGTCAGGAGTGATTGCAGATACCAACGCACCAGAAGAGGACCATTGGTGGGCTATCATGGCAGGTGAAGTTCCTATTCCAGATTACATTCCTATTGAACAAGCACGTATGTTAGTAAAACCAGATAACTTTAATTTTTATACACAACCACCTGCAATGATAGAAGAGCATTCAGATGATGGTATTGTTATTGGTTATAATGAAAATAAAAATGCTGAGAATAAAAAGAATATGCTGAAGTCTTATTACAGTAATTTGATTCGTGGTAAGACTAAAAGCTGGATAGATGTTTATGTTATGAATCGACTTGGTTCGATACAGGAAGGTAAAGCTGTTTACCCAGAATTTATTTCAGAAACACATATTGCTACAGAAGAAATACCTGTTGCAGATGGCATACCTTTATACATTGGAGTTGATTTTGGATTAACACCTGCTGCTGTTTTTGGTCAAAAGGTTAGAGGTCGTTGGTTAATACAAGCTGAGATTGTAGCGATTGATATGGGTATTGTTCGTTTTTCTGAGCTTCTTAGACAAGAGATAGCAACACGTTTTGGTAATCTTGATGTATATATTTATGGTGACCCTGCTGGTGATTTCAGAGCGCAAACAGATGAAAGTACACCATTTCAAATTTTAAGAGGTGCAGGTTTACGTGCAACCCCTGCTCCTAGTAATAGTGTTGACCTAAGATTAGAATCTGTAACATTGCAACTTACTAAAATGTCTGAAGGTAAATCTGCATTTTTGATTGACAGAAGATGCCAAACTCTGATAAAGGGTTTTGAAGGTGGTTATTGTTACAAACGTATTCAAACATCTGGAGAACGCTATGATGAAAAGCCAGAAAAAAATATGTACTCACATATCCATGATGCTTTACAATATTTATTATTGGGTGCAGGTGAAGGTAAAAAGCTTATGAACAATCAAGCACAAGCACAAGTTGTACAAGCAAATACAAGTTTTGATGTTTTTAACAGACGACCATCTATTCAACGTAAACCTTTTTGGAGTAGAATATAATGTGTAACCCATTGGTAGTTCTTGGTGCAGCAATAGGTCTTGTTGGAGGAGGAGCTTTGACAAGAGAACAAAACAAACGAGAAAGAATTGCTAGAGAAAATAGAGAAGCTGAAGCTGCTGCTAAACGTGAAGAAGATAGACTAGCATTAGAAGCAGAATTAGAAGCAGCAAGAAATCCGTCACAATTTACAACTGATTTAGCACCTGGGTTAGTATTTACTTCTGCTGAAGCAAGAGATAATTATATTTTAAATATGGGTAAAGAATCAGTAAATGAAACTATAGATAATAATACTGATGGAAATACTGGTGGTAATACTAATGATGGTCCTGTTGCTATTGGTTATGATGAAAATGGTAATCCAATTTATGCTTCTGATTTAGAAACAAATATAGAAAATTTAGAAGGTCAACTTGAATCTTCTGCACAAAAAATAAAATCTCTTGAAGATACAATTAAAGAAATGGGTGATGGTGACCCCGAAGCAGTAACTAAAGAAATACAAAATGTTACTTACACAACTATTGTACAAGGCATTCAAGAAGAGCAGGCACAAATAAAAGCTAAAAAAGCAGAACAATTAAGAAGAACTCTTGCTCAAAGAAGAAGAATTGGTGAAAAAGGTAGAGCATCATTAATTACTGGAACTTCTGGTGGTATTGGTTATTCATCTGGATTAATAGATCAAACAGTTAAAACACCACCTAATATTACTATTTCAAAAACAGTACAATAAATTAAATGTATCAAGAAGAAAAACTTTTAAAAGTAAAAGAATCTATTAAAGAAGTAAGTAATAGAATAAATCCTTTACATCTTAATTCTTTGTTAAGAAAGTATGAGAAAGCTTCTAATCAAAAAGAAAACTATAAAGATTTGTTTGAGGAATGTTATGAATTAGCTTTTCCTCAAAGAAAAGGTTTCTACGATTCAACAGTAGGAGAGAGAAGAGATGAGAAAATTTTTGATGAAACTGCTGTCGTGGGTGTACAAGAGTTCGCCTCGAGGCTCCAGCAAGGGCTTGTCCCAAACTTCGCAAGGTGGGCAGACTTCCAAGCAGGTTCGGAAACCTCGCCAAACCAAAAAGAAAAAGTAAATAATGACCTTGATACGGTTACAGATTATGTTTTTGAAATAATCCAACAATCAAATTTTTCACAAGAAATACATGAATCTTTTATGGACTTGGCAGTTGGTACTGCTGTGTTAGGTGTTGAAGAAGGTGATGCAGTTAATCCAATTAATTTTTCAGCAATACCATTAACTGATGTTGTTTTAGATACTGGACCAGATGATAGAATAGACCATGTGTTTCGTGAAAGAGAAATGCGTTATTCTGATATACCAATTACATATCCAGATGGTTCTATTAATGAAGAATTGCAACAGCAAATATTAGAAAATGCAGATTCTAAAACTAGAGTATTAGAAATAGTTTGTAAGGATTATGAAAAGAAAAATGAAGAATCATATTATAAAGCTATTGTACATGAACCATCTCAATGTTTTATTGACTATAAAGATTTTTCTGGTCTTGGTTCTAATCCTTTTGTTTGCTTTCGTTGGTCTAAATGTGCAGGTGAGGTTTATGGAAGAGGTCCATTAATGAATGCTCTCTCTGCTATTAAGACTTGTAATCTTACAATTCAATTAATTTTAGAAAATGCACAGATGGCTATTTCTGGTATTTATCAAATGGATGATGATGGTGTTGTCAATCCAGATACAATATCACTTATGCCCGGCACTATCATACCAAAGTCACCAACAAGTGCTGGCTTACAACCTATTAATGCAGCAGGTAGATTTGATGTTGCACAGTTAATACTATCAGATATGAGAATGAATATTAAACGAGCTTTGTATAATGATATGCTAGGCAATCCAGATAGAACGCCAGCTTCAGCAACAGAAGTTGCAGAGCGTATGGCAGATTTATCAAGACGTATTGGTTCTGCTTTTGGTAGATTGCAAGCAGAAATGGTACAACCTGTATTGCAAAGTCTTC